TAAATCCTCCAGTTGATTCCGGCCTTGGCTCGGATCGGGTTATGGGCGTTCACAGGGAGTCAAGTATGTAATTCCCTTTTATAGTACTACACTTCTTCATGGATTCATGTAAATCCCTTATTGAAATTCACGTCGCTGCGCTGGCTTAAAAACGCCGTGAGTGGAACAAATTCCCTTGCGTATCTTCCGGCTCCTTCGGCGTCTCTGTCTTCTTCCGCTCGTAGCAGGTTAGGCAGTACTGGCGTCTCCCATCTGCAACTCTCCACGGCGTATCTTTACCGCAAGTGTTGCAGTAGTGTGAGGCTTCCACGGTGTTCTTAGTGAAGTGGTGGGGCAAGAGGCTTTCCCCCGCAGTTGTGAGATTTCATGTGGCATATTTTTGTTAAAGTCCTTACGTTATCGATCGCATCTGAACCACCAGCCCCACGGGATACGATGTGCGCCATGTCGCCAGTCTCCCACGTTACCCGCTCTCCACATCCACAGGTACAGGTGTAGTTGTCCCTCTCGAAGCATTGCCGTCTCAGATCCTCAAGGGCCTTGCCGGTGAGCCTGACCCTGCCCAACTTGCCTACGCGGGTTTCTGGGTGCCTCTTGGCGCGTTTAATCGGTGTCCTGGCGATGGGCTTGGTAGAGCGTTTGAGGGGTTTACGGGGCTTCATTTTCCCCGCAACCTTTCGTCTCGCCTCTTCTGGTTTACCTTGTGCGTAACTATCTCCACGTGCGCTGGGTTGGCACATGGTCTCTGTCCGCACAAATGATCGACTTGCTTGTTGCCGGGGATGTAGCCGAAGTAGTGAGTCGCCACAACTATATGCACGGCCACAGTCTGCCCATCTAAGCTCATGCGCCCGTAACCGCCGCCGCGACCGTTGCCAGAGGTCGGTCCCGTCCAAATGTGGCACGGTGATGGCTTGCCGTCCAGAATGAAGCCCCTATCCTCGACATTGCACCGTTTTTCTATCTTCTGGAGAATTGATTGACGGCGGTTTTCTTGTCTGTGATGGGTCACGCCCAACCTGCTTTAGTGAATCCGTGCGTATACCGAAGAATGTAGTGGTAATTACGACTCAACGTAACCACCCTATGCGGCTCTCCGGTAATCCGCTCTGAGAGTTCCGCCACCAGACAAGCAAAGTCGTAGCTAGTGAACGATTGACGTGGATCGGCTAGGCTGCAACGGCTGTGCTGAGTCATGCCGCATCTTGCTCCGAGTGCTCTATATTCGCGTCTATACAGAGCGCGAGTAGTTGCCCTGCCCTGTCCTCAATCCCCGCTTGCTTACCCACCCAATCCAGAGCCTTTTCTACTTCCGCCATCTCGCCGGCAGTGTATGTCAGTTTGAGTGTGGATTTTGTCTCAATGTGTTGTCCGTGATCCCGCGAGAGAGTCTGAGCGAATTGAGCTTCCGTCTGGGTTTTGGCAGCTTCGATCACTTTGGGTTTGACGCGGATGTTGGAAGAGGCTTTTTTGAGGGTTTCTAAATTGCAGCGTTTGATTTGCAGAAGGTCCTCGAACGGTATCGCTCGGCATTCCTTCACGGTTCGGAGCGCATCGTAGCAGTAGCTCCACGACTTCGGGCAGACCGTCTTGATCCATCTGTCCATCGACTTGTACGGCTGGTCTACTTCGGGGTCGATGAACTGGGTCCAGAGTTCGCGCTCCTCCACGAGCAACATGCACATCCCCCGAACGGCAAAGACTCTATCCTCCAGTGTGTCCCAATCGCTCAGAATTGACCGTAGGCGAGTCGCTGCTACCTCGGTGGACTCAGACCTTATAACGGCCCAGTCGGGAGCCTCTATAAATTGGTGCGAGATTGCACTAAAGTCGTCGCTCATAGCTTCTCCGGTCGGGCATAGGTTATCCCCGTTTGCCCTTGATACTTCCCCGCATAGGGTTCCGATGGTGAGCAGAGTTTGGCGAAGATCAGATGTGCGAACCGCTGACCAACTGGAACTTCATGCGCTTCCACGTAACTGATAATTTCTAATGTGATCTGCCCACTGAATCCGGCGTCGATCACTGTGGGTGGGAGTGAAAAGCCGCGTCGCGCCCATGTTGAACGGAGTTGCACGAAGGCCATCAAATCGTTTGGCATGGTAACAACTTCTCTCGTACACCCAAGTGCAAACAAACCGTGGCAACCGCCGCCGCTCTTCACAGCTTCGAGCACAAGATCAATTCCGTTCTGTTGGAACTGGTCATCCTCTAGCTCAGGAGAAAACGACAGACCACCGTGGTTGATGTACTGGCGAACATCCGCACCGGAAAGAATCATAGGTTCAAGTACCTCGCTATCTGCTTTCCAACCGTGAAGGCCGTTATGCCTTCAAGAGTTCCACGCGGACCAGGATCGCCAATCTCAAAGGAGTCTAGCCTCTGTTCCACTTGCCACGAATTCAGGTGGGGGTGCCACATGTGAAGGCAGACTCTCAATGCTTGTTCATCCAAGACTCGCGTACGGTTGATGGCATGGTGATAGAGCAAAGCAAGTCTATCGCTACCGTCCCCTTCAATCAACAGTTTTAGCAGCCGGTCCCTCACACATGCCCAGACTTGCGCGTGAGCCATCGTGTTCGAGTACACTTTCCACGTTTCCTTCTTCTCCCGTTCCTCCGCTGCCCTCTGACGTTCGGCTTCCCGCATCGCCTTCAGGTCTGGTTTCGACTCCACAAACAGGTCGGTCATGCTGAGGCCAGCCGATCCCACGATATGCTTTAGTTCGCATCCTGCGTGGCATACAACTAACGTCCTTCCTTGACGGCCTTCCGCGATACTCAGGCTTGGCCGATGGTCTTCGTGAGCGGTGCATTTAGCCAGGTACTTGCCTTTACCGACTCGCTTGGCATGGAAGACGCGAGCTACTTGTGCCGTGGTCATTAGAACAGTAGATCGCTGCGCTGTGTGGCGTATTCCAGATTGGCGGCACACTGAGTCCAGTATGAGCGTTTGAGTTCGCTCCCAAGGAACTTCCGCCCCATCTCAACGGCTACCACTCCGGTCGAACCAATCCCCGCGAATGGGTCATGGACGATATCTCCGGGGTTGCTCCACAACTTGATTCCCCTGCGAATAACTTCTAACTGCAACGGGCAAATGTGGCGCTCGTCCTCGTGCTCTCGCGCCGATTCCTTTTGCAGCGTGTCGGAAGCGTTAATGTCCATCCAAACCGGACTAGCGAAGTTCTGCCAGAGTTTGACGGGGAAAGTCTCGTTAGTGTTCGTCACCCGTTCTGGATTTTCTCCAGGCTTACGCATGGTCACCAGATAGTCCGGTATCCCCTGTCTGCTCATGCACGAGTCCTTTTTGATTTGCTTATGTAGAAGTCCAAGAGCCTTCGTGCGTTGCATCGACGTAACTGGGTCCTTCCAAATGCAGACTTCTGAGTGGTAGATGAACCCCGCATCCTCGTAAGACTTGATGATTTCGCCTCTGAAGTCACGCAGCCCGATGTAGCCGTGGAACTGCTTCGATGTGGGCAGATTCATGCAGTGGATAGAGACCAACCTTCCGGCCATCGTTATACGGAACTGCTCTTTAATCAGGAAACGGTAGTGCTGCCAAAACTCATCCGACGTGCGGCTGTTTCCCATATCTCGGTCTGAATTCGAGTAGGTGTATAACGTCTCAAACGGTGGAGAAAATACGCTGTAGTGAATGGTCTCACTCTCTGTCTCGCGTGCGAGGTCAAGACAATCGGCGAGATGAATCTTGTAGTTGCTGCCCTCCGCATAATCCCGCACGTATGGAGACGATGTTCTGGCTGTTCCGGTCAGATTCATCCGCGTCAAGTCCTGCGTATTCGCCGCCATCTCTTCTGACATTTTCTCCGCCTCTTTGTCTTTGCGTTTCAGGTTGTCTACTACGTTGCCCTCAGTGCTCGCCGCGATGATGTGAATGTGAACATCTCGCTTCTGCCCAAATCGCCATGATCGCCTGACAGCTTGATAGAACTGCTCCCACGAGTCATTGACCCCAACGAATAGCTGCCGTGCGCTGTTCTGGAGATTCAAGCCATAGCCAAACATCGAAGCCTTGGAAACGAGGTACTTTACTTCCCCCGCAAGCCATCTATTCAGCAATGCCACTTTCTTATCTGGGCCCAGCGATCCAAAGATTGAAACACAATCGCTCCCAAGTTGCCGTGCAATTTCATCTTGCTCGGAGTTCAAATTGCACCATATCAGCCATTGCTCATCAGGCTCATCGTGGATGACTTTGACGGCCATATCAAGCCGCTCATCGACGGACGCTCGCCGCGCTCCAATTCGCTCCTGAAGAGTTTCAGCCGGCAGCGCAAAGAGAAATCCCTCAGTTGGCGTATCGACGTGAACGGTGTGGAAGTGCTCATATTTCGGAGGGAGCACAAATCCATCGTCCGCATATCCAATATCTGACGGCTTCCGCATCGACACAGCCCACGAGCAAACCCACTTCCAGAACTCTTTTCTCGCGTGGCCCTTGAGTCTCCACTTTTGCGTATTACCGCCGTCGTGGACGAAGAACATAGAGAGCATTTCTGTTGCCGTCATCACGCCCAGAAACTCCGCATGTTTTCCAAGTTCCTTGTAGTCATTCGGGGCCGGTGTAGCGGTCGCGCACAGTTTGTATGGAGTCCGAGCGAACATTTCAATAAGAGTGTTGCGCGTCTTCCCGGACATCGATTTGAGGATGCTGGATTCATCACAAATAACAGCGGAAAACTTGGATGGGTCGAAGTCCTCTATACGGTCATAATTAACGATGTTGATTCCCGCTCCCACATCCGACTGACGATGAACCAGCCGAGTCTCATATCCAAACTTGGGAGCCTCTACTCGATGTGTTTGTTCTGCGACTGCAAGCGGGGCAAGGTGAAGGACAGGAGCATCGGTATATTTAGCGATGTGTTTCCC